CGCCATTAATTTTTATTCCAGTAGTATTGACTAAGCGCACTAGAACTTGATTAGCTCGTTTCTTCCTACCTTGACTCGTTCCAGTAGGCGTTCCAAACTCTGGGCGAGAAGGCTTAATCAATCCTGAGAATCCTTGCCCGACATAAGCTTCTGATACAGCGCTGGAAACGGTTACGGCTCCTGCTGTCACTGTCTTATCAGGAAACACCGCGCCGTTGCCGACAATTTTGACCGACTCGCCTTCCAGGTGTTCCAGACCAGTTATCGTGGTGACACCTTTCCTCACTTCTCCGGCAGAGTCGTATTTAGAAAACGCAGTGCCATTGATATTGGCTGCTGTCGTCTGATTAGTAAGCTCAAAAGTATTTGTTGCTTGATTGGCGACCTTATAGCGATTGCCGTTTAGCTCAGTCATTCCTTTAACTTCTTTAATGTCAACTAAGTCGCCATTGGCAAATCCATGTGACGAAGCAGTGACTACAACTGGATTGGCTTGCGTCGCGCCTGTAATGGTGACAGGGTTATCCAGCGCTAAACATGAGTCAGCAAATACATACGGGTCAAGCCACTCTATAAATCTTTTCGTGACTCCGTTGACTCGTTTCTTAACGCTGATCCAAAGTTCATCTCTCAGTCCGTCCGAAGATGGGATAACCGCGACTGACTCCACAACTGGCAAGTCACCTCCTACTGGATGGCGATGCCATGCGACTACGTTCTGGTCGCGTAGGTAGGTGCAGCCAATCAGGACTCCATCAGAAGTACATGCCCAAACAATCGTATCTTCTTCTTGCTGGTACGCCATGTCTACCACACCAGATTCGCTGACATGCTCGGCAAGTAATGTAATGTCTGGTGCTAAATATCCGTCAACGTCAAAGCTAAATACTAGCTCTCTGACTTTTCGCCCAGCTCTTTGATTAAATAAAAGTAAATTACCTACATTAAGAGGCGCTACCTTATTACTTCCGAAACCCGCTTGGCGAACAGCTTTAATATTTGTTGGCGTGATGTTGTCATCCTGCCCACCTGTAATCGTAAATTCACCGCCAAGTGTTCCGCATAGCATGTCAGTAGACTCAGCCAACCATTGAATTGCGTTGACCTGATTTGCCACCAAAGTAAATTCTAAACTGTCATCTGCTCCGGCTGATCCTTGGTGCATATTTTCAAAGTCACCGACTGCGCTTCCCCAAATCTTTTGAGGATCTGTGTTACTCCCTCCCCAAAATAATCTTTGGTTGAAGAAAGTGACGGCGCCTGGGTTCTTGTTATTACCATCCGTTCCCACTCCGGCAGAGCCAGCGCATAACGTCGATGGAAACGTAGAGCCAGTAAAACTAATTTTAGATAACGTCCAAGCAGTATGTGACGAGCGAGTAAGCTTTCTTGGAGCGTAAGACTTATGCGATATATAAATCGTATCTGCGCTTTGAGCAAAATGTAAGTCAGGCAAATCTGCGGTCAAATAAGTTGTCGTCACCTCTACCGGCGCACCGCCTGATTGTATTTGCCCGTTATCTTTATAAAAACGTATGTATAAATTTCCAAACTCTAAAATGTATGGCTGCGTCACGCTAAACTCAAAAGGTACTAACCTAACCTTAGCGTCTTGCGTCGCTGACTTGACAGTTACTGTATCCAAAGTATGCGTCGCGCCAGTAGTGTGCTTAAAGCCTATAAATGTACTCGTCGTTTGAGCTGTAAACTCAATCGTGTGCGTTGCGGCGGCATACGCAGTAGAGGCTAGAATTTGCTCGCCTCCCGTTGCCGTTCCGATCTGCACGTTAATCGCGCCAGTGCCTATCGTAAAACTCATTACATAACGCACTCCTGCGACGGTTGTGAAACTGTCTTCAGCCCATCCGTAATTGCTGGTATCGACTGAAACGATATTCATTAAGTTAGTAGCATGAGCAATCGAGCTACCAGAGCCAACTGATTTATCTGTCCAACCTGAAATATCGCTGGCGAAAGTTCCGTTAGTAACTAATTCTGATCCTGCGGCTGTCGCTTTGACATCTGCAACAAAATGAAAGCCACCTCTACTTTTTATCCCGCCATGCGGTAAGACAATGCCGTTTTCCAAAGTCTTTAACGAGTCTTTGTACTTGGCAAGGTCAGTCCGTCCGTCCAGGCGTTCTGTAATTTCTCCAGCCGTAAAGCTGGAAAGTATGGAAGCAGATTTTGCCATTAAATTACCGTTCCTGATCTAGCGTCTACGAGTTGCTGTATATCTAAATTAGATACTGTGCCTTCCTGCGAATCTATGGTTCTTGCTTCCCGAACTTTTCTCTCATAGAGCTGCCACATTTGCTCGGCTAATGATCGACTGCCTGTTACTGGCTCTGCCAACTCCGCAGCAAGCTTCGCTGTATAAGCGCCAATGAATAAGCTGTCCATGTCATTTGGGTCAGTTATCTTTTTAAGAAAAATTAAATTAACAGAGCTTTCATCTGTCATTAACTTCCTTCCTTCCAGCTCATGCTCAACTCGAATGTCGCCAGATAAAACATCGACGACTCGTAAACAGTCTGAGGGAAGTTGATGGTAAAATGACCAGCCAAATGCTGGCGTTGTTGCAAGAGAAGCTAACACTTGGCGATCTTTCGCGCAGTTCCACATTGCAGCGCGAGTCACTTCATCTCTGACCTCTTCATACAAAGCATTAACCAGCCTTGCTCTCTCTGAGTCATCAGATAAAGAAGTAATAGGATCGTCGCCTAAAAGTCTTAGCGCGTTAGATGTAATTTCAACGAAAGATGCCATTAGCTTCCAAAAGTTAGAAGAAAGGGGGAAGCCGAAGCCTCCCCCAATCAGTTAGTTGACGATGTACTCAACAACCATCGTTATGTCACCGGCAGCCGCAGTAGCAGCGACAGTCTCAATGGTCAAAGCAATACGCAAGTTTTTGCCAGGATCAGAAGTTAATCCAGCATCTTCCCATATATAGTTTCCAACCGTTTCGATTCCCAATGTTTCATAACGCACTTCAACGCCAGCCGTATTAGCTGCTTGAAGGGTAGTCATCAAAGTACCGTAGCAATCACGATCAATCACGCCTTCCGCAGCATAAGCTGTGGCAGAACCGTCAGTGTCGTTAAACTTTACGTTACCGTTATATACTCCAACATCAGTTTTGAGAGTTGGCGATCCGTTACTGTCAAGGTCATCGTTATAAAGCATGATCGACTTGATCTTAGCGTTAGACGGAATCTCAGCCATCATAATGATGTCATCGTCATCAATGTCGCCAGTACCAGCAGCGATGGTGTCAGACCATACGCGAACCTTTCCACCGGCACTTCCAGAGTCAGCCATAACTTGAGGGGTAGCCTCAAAGCTAGTCAGCTCTGTTGAATATGCAGTAGCCATGTTTAATACTCCTATTTAAATTAAGTAATCAGTTAGTGAAGCTATTAGGACTCGTCACAATCAATCTGGACAACTTTCTCGTCTTCGATTCGTGTCGCGCCCATTGAGCATTCAACAAATACCTGAGTACTATAGTTTTTATCTGAACGCTCGCTTATGCGAATGTTAGGAGTACCGTTCATAGCCAAGCCAAGTCCCGACTTCGCCCATGCAAAACAGCTTCTAATATTTCCGCTCTTAGCAAGACGATTTGAAATGATGAACTTAAATCCAGCCCATGTGTCAAGCTCAGCGTTCATTAATGCCCTGACGCTGTTATAGTCAACACTGGTGTTGGTCGTTACGTTCAACAACGCTTCCAACTGGTCAGGGCCACAAACGATATACATTGGCTCTTCTGCCGGATCAACGTCGTTAGCCAGCAACTTCTTTTTAGCTTCAAGCAACTTAGCGAGTGTCAAGTCACTTCCACCATTTGCAATTTGCTGTCCTGACGGCAAACTTACCGCAGACGCTGTATCAGAAGAGTTTACTGAGTAAGCACTTCCAAGAGCTGCCGCAATAATCACATCATCTTTTTGCCTGTTCATCGCTGCCATTAGTTGCTTCATGGTAGGCGATGTTGGGTCTTTAGCCATCTTCACTCGATCAGGATTGTCGATCAAGTCAACGGCTCTGTATGTGTTAAATGTTACGCGTCGCCTAGAAAATGGAACCTCGGTTAGAGGTGTATCTTCATGCCGACTGATAGATTGAACCATCGAAACGGTATCCATTCTATCGAAGAAAAACTGTTTGGCATCGTTGACCTGTTCAGCACGAACAGATCCAGCCAACTTGGAAGTCTTTTGACTTGCAAGATGGATAAAGTTGTCCGAAAACTGGGACTCGAATGCCTTGTTAATTTGGTTAGACATTACTCTCTCCTATTAATTAATTTAGTTGTGCGGAGAGTTGCCCATACTTTGGACTCCCCTGACTTTTTGCCCTGGCCCTCTTAGGGTTGTCAGGAACAGCTTTACGGCGTTTTTTCTTGACGGTCTTCTTAGGGGCCAATGGCTTATCCACAGAAGGTGCGTCTTTAGGTACGATTGGTATCGCTCTAAAGAAATAACAGTTTCTTGTTTCTTCCGGCTCTACCAATGCGTTGTATTCCTCGCAAGTGCTTGTAGCATCGATAAAATACAAGCAGTCGCTGCACTTCACATCTTTGCTTAATCCCATTTACTCCTCCCCGTGAATCGTCGCGTTCCAGCGGTCAAGCATCTTAACCACTTGGTTATGACGCGGGTGAGTTTCATCGAAGTAAGCTTGGTAATCGTCCGACTTCGTATCATTATAAAAAGCATCTTTAGCAAGTTGAGCCGATTCTGGATCAGTAAACGCATTGACTTTCGGATCACCTAAATGACGACCTTCGCCAAAGTCTTTAGCGAGTCGATCTAAGAACCTTGCCAATCCAGGGTTGTTGCCAACGCCTGACTCTTCCAAGTATTTCTTGTCAGAGCCATCAGCGTATTTGTCAACCAGCCTTTGCACACCGGCAAGTTTCTCGTCGTACTGCCTGCCCCAATCTGCTCTTAACTCTATCTCAGCTCTTTGAATCGTATTCTCAGATTCGACTTGGCCTTCAACGTACATATCTTTACTGGTACTGTTCCACCAATCGTAAAGTTCGCTGACTTGCTTATTGTTCAAGCCTGCGTTGTGAGCCTTGTTTAAAAAAGCCTTTTCAAAGTTATCGTCGTAGCTCATGCCTTCCGGCAATTCAGCTTTCTCAAACTCGTAGCCGTCAGGTTGTTCTGGACGACCTAACTTTGTGTAATACCGCTCCCACTCTTCAGGAGTTGCTTTCTCGTCTGGGATGCGTACTGCACCCTCAAAATACCGTTCCGTTTCAACGTAACTTTTAGCTAACCCTGAAACGTCCTTGAACTTCTCCAAGGTTTTAATTCCCTGCAAGTCATCCGGCAATTCGTCCCGCCAGGATTTCTCTGCTACTTCTGCTACTGTTTCTTCTACTGCTTCGGTTGATTCCACGGCCTCTGCTTCTGAGGTTATCGTTTCTTCGCTCATGTGTTACCCTCTGTTTTCCCAGCGTTCCAAGTTGTGCTTTATCTGTAAGAACACAGCGCGGCAACCTTCGTTATATGCCGTAGTCTCAGGTTCCCCAGGAACAAAACTGGATGTGTTGTTATAAGCATCTTCAAGATGCTTGTAGACTACGGCGCCACTTTGGCTTTTGAATGTATCGTAAAACACTCGTAACAGCTTATCGCTATCCTTGTCCTGCGAATTGCTGGACGAGTGCTTGCTTGTCTTCGTCACTTAAATTTGCCGCTCCATCTTGTAAAACTTTCATTGCAGGCGCTGCCTTGCCAGCCGACTCCGCGACCTGGGCTGCCTGTTGCTGCTGAAGCATCGCTGCTTCTTTTTGTTTTGCTTCGTCAATCTTTTCTTGAGTTTCAGCCGCGCCTCGTATTCCCTTTTTAGGCACTCCCAATATTGGCGCTGCCAATCTCGCCATAGCTGGCAGATCAGGTATTTGCATAACCTCTGGATCAAGTTGCCCCCATTCCGCTAACATACCCAGCCAGCTTTGCATGGATTGAACTTCTGTTACTCTTTGCGCTCTTGCGAGTTGCCCGACATACTCAATGTCAATTTTGTCCAAGCCATTTAAAATTTCTGGCGGGGGAGCGATTGCGCCTGCTCTTAACATGATGCCGACGGCTCTCTCTAACATTGGCCCTAACACTTCTGTTTCAAATCTTGCTATCGTCGGGCCAAGCAGTCTTTCCATCTCGCCGCGCCTGGTCATTATTTCTTCTGCTGTCATGCGCGAGCTGCTAGGCAAGTTAAGTTGATCCGTCAGGTACATATCGCGAATACCTTGTCGCAATTCCCCAGCTTTCAATGATGAAAGGTCGAGTCGCAATTCAGTAGGCAATAGCCTGACGTTCTGCGGGTCACGCGAGTAGACGATTGAGTTACCG